TATCAAGCTATATCGTAAACAAGTTTCTTTTGTTATTCTAACTTGCTTTACTTTCCCTTCGTAAGGACGGAAAAACGAAAACCTAAACCGTTTCTTACCTTTATTTATGGTGAATATATTACCATTTAGAGTATATCCACCTTGTTTAAAAACAAAGGAGTTAAAGCATTCAGCGCGTTTGAATTTAGGAGGTCGTTTCGCCAACTTTTTGAAGAATCGGTTATACGAAGAGTCTAACCGCTGTAGGATTTCTTGAACTGTTTGTGAATGAAGTAAATTTCTTTTAATTCGTTTAGCAAAGTGTTTTTGCATTTTCACGACAGAAATATATTTTCCAAACAGTTTGTAGAATCTACGTTGTAAAGCAAGGGCGTGATTCCATACAAAACAGCATTCACGAAGCATCTTGTCGAGATACTTCGTTTTATTGGAACGATATATGTTGTACTTGTATGAAATCATTTTACTATTTTTGTTTCAAAATTAATAAAACCAATTCATCATCCTATTAAAACAAGACGGTTTTATTGGTTAAATATTTATAAAATGGGTAACTCAAATACATAAATAGGATAAATAATATGATTATGATACACATGAATATCAATATCCCTATAAGGGGGGGTGGCAGTGTTAATCTATTAGAAATCAGAGTAATTAACCTTTTAGCTGGAGGGTTTTACAATGAGTAGAAGGAGGATGATGAGGAGATTACCCGATAAAGCAGAAACTATAAGTCTGTTCCATTGTAATGATAATTATGGAACAGATTCTAAAGGATTTGCTACTCCATCTTCAAGGTCTTTAAGTACAGTGTCTGGTAGATTCTCGTCAGCTAATGCAGGATACATTCAATATGAGAATAACCAATGGGATGAAATTCTTTTGGGAGGACCTTGGACTGTAGATTATTGGATATACCCTAGAAGCTGTTCCACTTGGGCATGCGATGTATTTTTGGGAGGAAATAGTAGTTATGATGCAATAATAAGATGCCAAACTTATTATCCTTATGGTAATATAGCCTTTTTTATAAGCGGAGGAGGAGGATGGATTTTAAATGATTATAAGGCTTCAGTAACCAATGATTTTTGGAATCATGTAGCAATTACTTATGATACTAATACTTGTAAAATATATATTGATGGCATTTTAAATAAATCGTTTAATATGACTATAACCAATATTTGTGGTCCTCTTAATTTTTTTGGAAGAGGCCCATATAGTCCTGAGAATAATAACGCAAAATCAAATTCATATAGAGATGAAATAAGAATAAGTAGGGGAGTAAGATGGATGTCTAATTTTAATCCTCCCAATGGTCCTTATGTGGATTAATGAATATAATTAAAATATCATCGTATAAAAATACAACTACCAAAAATATTTCATATCTTTATAGCAGGTAAAGGTAAAGCGATTTGTTCATAAACTAAAAATTTAAAATTTATCGTGTTTAAGGCTTAAAGGTTAATATTGTTTTTCTAAAAACTATGGGTTTGTTCATTACCCATCCCGTCAGTGATTGATAGGATGGGTATTTTTTTATCTGCCTATAATAAATTTACCGTAAATATCTATAAACTGATTACCGGCGTACTCAGCTAATTCTATAGATTTGAAGACAAGATGCGCCCCTCCAACCGAACTTGTGATTAAAGTGTTTCCATCCACACCCCTATACATTAATCTCCCATATGGATATGCATTGTATAGGGGTTTATTAAATGTGGTTTTTATCTCCTCCTCTTCCATTTTATCAATATCTTCTTGGGAATGAAAAACAAAAAAAGGATAATAACGCAATTCTTGTTTAGTGAACTTTGGCTGCCAACCTTCATTGAGAGCTGCCGTAATAATACATAATTTTAGGTAAGCAATAGTTGTCCTTATATTCGTACCATTTTGCTTCCATTTGTTCCACTGTCTTATCAGCGAATGTTCTTCACCTAGTTCGTTACAAGCATCTTCGAAAGTCTTTACCCGCTCCTTTATTGAAGGAAGTAACCACTCTTTTCCGAATATATTTTCCAATAATTTCTTACATTGTTCATCACTGCTTTTATATAAAGAAATTACCTTGTTTTTATCTATTTCAACTTTATCCATTTCATTATTCTCCTTATTTTTTATTGTTTAATACGTTTAGGTAATTATATATCACTTTACACCAAAAGTATAAAACAATATACATTTATACAGAAATCCGTATTGGGTTCCACCAAAACCCTCTACCTTCTGGTAATTTACTTACATCAAAGGCTTCTTTTTTCTTTCTTATGATGTTAAAAGCACCGTTGATATCAGCGTTGATGAGTTTTCCAGTAGAAGATCTAAACAACCCGCGTTTAGATCTTCTACCTTTATACTCACTGTGTTTGCTAATAACTTCATTGTCTAAGAAACTGCATTTTGAAGTATAACTTTCTTCTGTTATTTCAACATTAATACCTTCTAATTCCCCTTTATATGATACCATATGTATAAAGTCATTAAAAGGTATAGAAACAAAGTTCTGATTATTTACGCCACCAATGTTGATCTCTTGTTTCCAGCACTTGTTATGACCTATTATGATCGTATTAATGCCATTAGAAACTACGTGATTAATCAACATTCTACTAGCTTTATGTAAATAATCTTTTATCTTATTGTTTCTCTTTGTTGTTAATAACCGAATTTGTTTAGAAACTTGTTTGTTGTTTTCTAATTTAGATTTTAAATATGCTAGTCTTTTATTATAATACTGGTTAATGGATTTCAATGGCTTGCCATTGATGATAAAACAAGAACCAGTGTTAGATACACATGAAGCAAGATTATTAAGACCTATATCCACACCAAGGTATTTACCATTGTCTTCAGATCTAGGTTTTTCTTTCTTGTTATAAATTACTTCCAATACTATATATCCATTTTTAGGAACGAATCTAAGTTGCTGGATATTAGTTTTGTTAGTACGGGTAGTGAATTTAAATTGCTTAGGGAGTTTGATAACGCCAGTTTTAATCCACTTTTGAGAAAAAGCTAATGTTGTAAATACAGCAGTGAATAGCCCATCTTTGTTTAGATATCTTGGTATTCTAATTCTTTCGGAGTATTCACCACGGTTTTTCTTGCTAATAAGATTAAAGAACGATTTGAAATTCCGATCAACCATCATAAGTACTTGTTGTGCTACAGGATTAGGTAATGATCGGTAATCAACATCATCAGTATCTTTCAACTGTTTTTCTAACGAATAATAGTTAAGATACTTGTATTTAACAGTATTATCATCCTTATATTGGAAATAGTGTTGTCTAACAACATATAATCCTTTATTGTATAAGTTTTTACACTTATGCAATAAATCAATCAGTTCGTTATAATAAACTGAATTTGATTTGATTATATGTTGTTCAACTAATCTCATGAGGCAAATGTATATATTTACATTTATATATTAAAATAAAAATGATATATTTACAGTGCAAAGTGGTATATAATTACCATCTACTTATTATATCACTACCTAATTCCTGCCATTTATCACTCCAGCTTACACACAAGCCTATGATGGATATTGATAATAATAGTGTTACGGTAATCCATAATAAAAAGCATACACAGATGCATACATTTCTCATGATTTTATGTTCTAATTGTTAGAATTGCACTCCCTACAAATTCACCATATTTTATTACCGTGTTGACTATACATGATTTTATTACCGTGTTGACTATACATGTCATATCTTCGTCAGTGGCTTTTACTAAATCATAAGCTGCTTTGATACATTTTGTCATCTCTCCTGGAATAGAATAGATGTCTCCATTATCGATTATAATATATTCCTTCATTTTATTCATACTATTTTACATTAAGTTATCATTTATTTGTTTTACTTTATATTCATCGAATACTCCTGCTGTTTTATTTAATATGTCCGCCACGATTATAGCATATTGTTCTGGCATAGGAGTACACATTGTTTGTATATAAGATCCTTGCCAATATCTACAAACTACATATTTATTATCCATATACTTATTTTCTTCAATTGTATTATTAACTAAATCTTCCATATAAGCCCATTTGTCACCTGGTTTAATATCCATAAAATTATAATATCCAAAGAAAATAATTTTACGTTCGCTACTAATTACAACTACAAGAGTGCCAAAATTGGGTTCACACTCGCTATGCCATATTTCGTTCATATTTCATTTTGTTTTAAATTCAGGAATAGGCATCCAGTGGGTGATATAATATTCACCGAAAAGCGGTATATATTCTGCTGTCCATTTCACAGATAATGAATTTTCTGTTTCAATAACCCATGCCCTAGCTAATGTTATTCTACCATTGTCAACCCTAGCTAAAACAAGTTGGTCATCTTCTGGACATTGCTCATTTATATCTATCCACGGATTCTCACGATTAACATCAGCCCATTTAGCTCCAGCAATAAACATATTAAACATATCTGTTTTGTCAAAGCCATTCAAACCATTTAAGCCGTCTACTTGGGTATTTGCCGCTAATTCTATTTCCTGTATTCTATCCATAACAATTACTATAATTATCTGTTTTTCTAAATACAAATTGATTTAAACTCTTGTGGTGTAATTTTCTCTCTTGATTTTACAAAAGAAAAGAATATACCTGCTGGACATACACTTTCTGGTATACCTCCATTAGAATACTCATCTAGTATTGTTGCTAATATGCACAGACCATCATAAGGAAGGTATTCACAACCTACATTATTATCCCAATCTATATATTTTTGAGCTTCTTCAGCTACATGCCCACATCTTTCTCTATAAAGATAATAGGCATTTTCAGCTCTTACTCTTAAAGTATGTGTATTCATGTTATCATCTATTTTATTTCTGTTTCCATCACTAATCCCCCATTAAGAACATGCTCTATCAATCCTTCTGATAACTTCATTGTTTGTTCTAATGTGGGTCTAATCCATTTTATAGCATAAATAGTCTCTGGTATACTTTTATATGTTTCTTCATGAACCATATCTCCACCACACCCTTTGCATTTTATAATAAAAGGTGTTACCCCTTTTTCGGCATAGGTTGTTATGATATGATGACCACATCTTTTGCATTTATATAAATCATAAGTTCCTCTGCCGTCATATATTCCAGCTTCTTCTATTCCGGATACCATTTTATTGTATCGTTCTTTTATCTCTTTTCTTTTCATTACCCCATTCCTTACATTTTATTTTTTAACATCTGCTGTAAAGCTTCTTCTCCTCTTCCCATTCTATTGAGGATAAGAGCTACGTCTCTATCAAAAGATGAGTTACCCATATATACTAATGCTATTATAGAAAGCAACTCGATCTGCTTGGTCTGCATGGCAGTTACTTCCACAACCTTATCTAACATACCTCGGTCGGAAAACCTTCGTTCTTTCATGGAAAGAAGTCCCTTATTTATTTTATCGGCATTTTGTGACGTGCTTATAATATATTTTATTAGCCGTTCTTTATCTTTCAATAAATCTATTAAATCCATCATACATTAAGTTTAAGTTTATAACCCAAATAACATTTATAAAGCCCTTTATTATCTGTTTTACCTAATCTGTCTCCAAATAAGTCATCCATTATGATATAAAACACCACTTTAGGAAGAGGCTTCTTTAAATACTCCATATATTGTTCATATAGAATACGCTTAGGAGTGACCTCCTCGACTTTTTCAAAACATTCTTCTATTGGCTTAAATTCAAATCCATAATTCTTGGGATTTGTTAGCAACTTTTTGTATGCTTCTATGGCTGAGTATGATAATTCCATAGTTTTTTTTATTTTTTAATCGTTATATCTAATCTTTTTGCTAATATTTTAGCAGTTTCTTCTACTACCCTATTATTGAAAGATTCCCCATAAAAGTAATCTTTTTTATATATAGCATCTTTAATCATTTGCTCAGGATTCTTCCTTGCAAACGCATTTTCTACCATATTTTTTGCGGATTGTTCAACAGAGTCTTCAATCCATCTTCTAATATCTTCTTTGGTAATGCCTAATTCATTATGCATATAATTTCTAAACATTACCCATTTGTCATCTTTGCTTGCCATATTGTCTATTTTATTTGATTAATATTTATATTCCTATTGTTTTCCCATATTGTATAAAGACGACTCAGCAATTTTTCTTCATACAAACTACATCCCTTATACTTTGGCAAATGATGCCAAACAGTACCACTTCCAACATATGACTCTGTAATAAATCTTCCTGTTTTGCTTACAAATTCCAAAGTCATTACATTAGTAAAATTGTCATATTCAAATTCTATTAAATCTACATTTATTTGATCGTTATATAAATATATCAATATGCTTAATATCGAATATATTGCCACAATTAGCAATGCTATTATTAATATCATCATACTATCAATATATTAAACCCTTGTGTCTAACTCTTCTCTTATCCTCTTCTGTTGCCATTTCTTTCGGAAATTTCCCATGCCATTTTCCAGGAACCACATTAGGCGCAGAATCATCTCTATGGTATACTATTTTAGCACATTCAGAACAAAGAGGCTTACCTTCATAATCTTTTAGAGACTCATCATATACATAATCATCTTTAGCACCCAATCTTGTCAAAGCCCAATAATCAGATGTGGCCGTATTCTCAATACAGCCACATTTTGCACATATAAATAAACTCATTTTGCTTCTTTTGCTTCTTTATATAATTTCATTAGATAAATATCTGATAATCTATCCCAGCTTGTACTCGAAACTTCATCCCATCTCCATTCATTGTATGCTCCATGATAATATCCTAATCCAAGTTTAGTACATTTATCTATTAATTCACAACCAGGTCGTGTTCCTCTTATCATATTGATAATATCTACTCTATCTATATCTACTTTCATATTTTATTCTTTCTTTAATCGTTCAATTATAGCATCGGCAGCTCTTAAAGAGCCGATAGCTATGTTTTTATATGATTCTGAATTATCATCATCTAACCCAAGCGCTATACAATATCCTTGCATTGCTGATTTAGCTAATTCGTATCTGCGCTGTTCCCAATCAATATTTGGACTATAGTCTGTTATTTTAAGACACATATCCCATATTCTAACTCTTTTGCCTCCAGGTATTTCGCATACGTAATTTTCATCATCCCATTTACTTATTACTTCCACTTCTAATCCTTTTTTAAGGATTTCATTTTCTGATGTATGGAATGAGTCTATTAATATTCCTTTCATCCTTTACCTTCTTGTTCAATGTTTATAGTATCTTCTATTTTCCCTGTATATATAAGTGTTTTGTTGTCCAATTTTGCTCCAGAAATAATAAAATGTATTTTATCCTTTGAGTTATTTTGATCAACACTAAACCCTTTAAATAATTTTTTATCTTCTTTTTTATATACACCTAATAATCTAAGATTATGAAACATATCCCCTAATGGTTCCCCATTAAGAAATGCCTTTTTTATATTATCATTAAGTAATGACACGAATACCACATCAGGTCTATTTAAAGGGTAAAATCCTATAATACTACCCTTTTCTCTCATAGTTTCATTGAATTCTCTTGCTGATTCTAAATACTCTTCTTTTGTTTGTAATTCTTTCATTTCTCATTGTTTTTAATTGATCCTTTACCATGCTTATCCAAATACAACATAGCAATAGCATTCCACGCAAATTGCGCCAAATGCAAACAGCCGGTATCTGCGTCTACCCGCTCCCCCTTCTCGTACTCCAGTAGGTGACGGAGTGCCGCGGCTTTATACCTCTGGAACCCGTCTTCAAGATTCTGCCACCTATTTGGACCATACTTCTTAGCACCACTATGATAAACCCTGACAATATCTTCTATTTCTTCTAATGGAAGAAGATCCCATCTGAGTTTATCATCTTGGATGTCATTCTTTATTGATTCTTTACTATTATCATTTTCCATTATTTTGCATTTTTCATTCTCAATTTCTTTCATTGTTTTCATAACATTGTTAAACTCTTCATTACTACATTCACCAAACAAAGGGTAAACATATTTACTATTCACCAATATTATTCCTTGCGAACCACTGCTTACTTGTACTTTTACAAATATATCTGCTCCGTTTCTAATAGGTCCTCCTATTAAACGACCTTCTTTTAACTCTCCTGTTTTAATATTTTTATACTTAACTTTTGGACTTACTCTTAGTTTATCATCTTTCTTTATCATAATAACCAAACTAATTTATGGTTTAACATAAAATTCAAAAACCTCTTGTCATCTACACTTAACTGGAATCCGGCAGCCAACTTATGACCTCCTCCTCCAAATGTTTTAGCTATTTCTCCACAGTCCATATATTTCTTTGTAGAATACAATGAGAATCTAACTAACCCATTTGGTAGAATAGCAAAAGGACACATTAAATCATGTTTATCTTCATTGTAAACAGAATCGAATGTGATTGCATTAAATTCTAAGGTATTCATGAAAATAACGTTATATCCATCTATATGACCCTCAAATGAATAGTTTGCACATTCTCCTTCGTTTTTAACTTTAAGAAAATCCAGAATAACCTCTCCTTCTGATATTAATTCATAAATTGATTTCTCCTCACCTTTAAGTGAATCGTATTTACTTATATATTCAATTACATTAACCATTTTGTCCACATCTAACCCCACTCTAGCTCTTGTAGCATATTGAACAGCCATCACATCACCCCAATCAAATCTTTCTTTATTCCATACATCATATGCAGATAAATATTCGATAATATCATAACAGTCATCATCTGGTCCATACAGATATTCCCATGTAAGTTCACAGGCGGCAGTTCCGATTCGCCGGATGCCCTCTATACCCTGCTCTTCCATTAAATGCTCTGGAATAGCTGTCTTGTGATGGTCTATCCAAATAACCTCCGAACAATCCATATTCCATTTACCACATATCTTTTCATGGTCTTCTCCAAAAGATACGTCTAGTATCCATACTTTAAATATACCACCACCTAGTTCAGGAATAGGATCGCCATAAGTCCATCCAAGCAATTCGTATTCTCTTCCTTTTGTTTTCAAATAATCTACTACAATAGCAGCTGAAGCTACTCCATCTAAATCTACTTTGTGATAAATAATTATGTCTTTCATATTTTTGTGTTTTAATAATATTGTCCATCTTTTATGCTATTATACCGCTATTATACGATACAACAATAGTAATATAATCCATCTTTTATTTATTGCTACTTTGTCATGAAAGAAACAACATCATTTAAATATCCTTTTGTCATCTCAATAAAATTCACGCAAGCCAGATTACTTAATTTGTAAATCAGTGATGGATTATGGATTACAGCTATAATCTGTGTTTGCGGCTTATGGAATGATAGGATATTATATACCTGCATTATGTTTTCAATATCCAGATTTCTGTCAGGTTCATCCATGAGTATTGTGTATTCAAAATTCTTTTCTGTTGCCTCTATACGATTCTTTTTATAGTAATCCAAGAGGCTGTCAATCCTTGATGACCAGAACCCATTTACCCCATCCCTTCGTTCTTTTAGTTTGTTAATCGGGAAATTATACTCTTTTTGTTTGAACATAAAATCAAAAAGAGTATTTATTGAATACACGCTCTTTTCTCCAAATGAACATCCATTCCCGTTCATAAATAGGCTGAAATTGTGAATATTGTCCAATATGTCACCTTGATTCATCTCTATGTGAGGCATAAGCCTAAATACCTTTCCAGTATAATCAGCTTTTATATCAATACCGTCAAGCACTTTGTCATCATCAAATATATCTGGGAAATCTAATGCTTCTATAGGCACCTCTGAACACATAGATTTTTCGCATAACATATACATGGAAATGATGTTAATGAGAGTAGACTTTCCGCTTCCATTTTTTCCTATAATCACATTCACTCCTGGGCAGAATGTAAATTCGGACCCGTCTTTGAATGCCTTTATACTGGATGTATATCCAAACGGCATCCTTTTGTTGTCATTTATTTTTATTGATGTTATCATTTCAATTCCTTTCTCTATAAAAGTATTTAACTAACGCAATAATAGCATTGTCATCAGTAAACGCCTCTTTGAACTTAGAGTAAAATTCATTTCTCTCCATACAATAAATGTCAAAATCGCCAAACAAACCTCTCCATATTACTAGTCTCTTGTTTAGGTCTTTAGCGTCTTTGACATTATTTTCTAATATATAACCATATCTTTTGGATGATTCATGAACTACTATATTACTAGTTTCATTATGAGACATCAATAGCTTTCTTCCCATATTGATGTCTTTCTCATTTATTTTTCTCATGACATTTCTTCTAAAGTTGAAACCACATTCTCTATATCATCATGACAACCTTCCAGAGAACTAACGTTTTCCTCCATCTGGATTCCTTTGTCCGCCAGCTTCAGCCCCTCTGGAAGGTTGTCATACGCCTCTTCTTCTTCGTCCTTTATCTCCTGAATATCATCCATTATTTCTTTTAATTTCTTGATAACATCAGATATTCTCCTCCTTCTGCTCTTGTTCATAAAACTTAATCATTTTTTAATTAATAATATCTGTCAATCCATGACTAATGTATCTCAATTTCTTACATGATACATCTTTGGCATTTTTACCGTCTATATCACGAATGTTAAAAAAACCTCTTACCCTTCTACCATATATGAAATAACAATCGTTTTGATACATAACCTTATCAAATAACCTAAAACCAAATACTTTGAAAGGTGATTGATTCATCCTCTTTTTACCACCTTTCTGTATTTTAATCTTATGTATCTGACGATTATGCCTTCTAACTAATTTATTTTGGTATATAATTACCAATGTTTATTCAACATAAGTCAGAGATATCTCACTCTGTAATATACCCATCGCCAATGTTATTAGAGGTTTTTATAAGCAACACTGTGTCCCAAATACAAACAACGTTTAATCACTTACCTTAGAGCTACAGACTTGGATAAACATCCGTAGGTAACTATATCATTCTCTAATAACGGAGTCTCTGTTTCAAGACTTAGGCTAATAACCTGATCCTATATGGATATATACAATATTGATAATTCAATACTATATATTATTTGAGGCTATCTTCTGCTTTAAATTCTTTTTTCTGCTTTCATGAGTACCTAATCTTTAATCCTCTTCTATTAAATCTTTAAAATCTTTTTCTGATAATTCCGTTAAAAACAATATAGCGAAATCTCTTTTATTTCTGTCTCCAAATATTCGTTCAGCCATATCCCTTATACTAATATATTTCTCTCCATTCATTCCTACGTAATGAGTCTCCGTTTTTTTATTAACTTTTACAGTAAATACAAAATATCTCATTTCTATATTATTCTATAATTTTATGTCCTTCTTTCTTCAATTTTTCAATACATTCCATCATGGCCTCCCTTGTATAGAAAAAATCATAATCCCACCAAATCCAAAACTTCTTGACTTGGATTAAATATACTTTATATCCAAAGTCATCTTCTCCTATTGTACATCTGTATTTGCTCATAATATAATCTCCTTATAATATTTTACTATCATTTTTATTTTCTCCGAATTTACATCAAAGTTCTCTACTATAAACTTAAAATAGTTTAAAGGAATATTTTTAAACATAATTCCTTCGTACTTACCAAACCACATGATCTGGCTGTCCAGCGGGTGCGAACGCCTACCATCTTCGTTGACGGTCGGCACTAACAGCCCTTTTTCTCTGGCTTGTTGAACTAACTCCGTTCTCATCACCGTATGCCCCATAGGAATACCTGATATAAGTTTATCTTTTGAGAACATACACCACCCTCTTCCGGGAAACTCTTCTATTGATAAATCCTCTATTCTTCCGAATCTACTATAATTGTCACAGCAATCAACTATCAACGCATCTTCTTTACTTGGATGAGGACGAACAGCTCTTCCTAGAACTTGATAGAAATACGCGAATGAAAATGTTGGTCTTCCTAAAATTACACAATCCAGTTCAGGGAAATCAAATCCGGTAGATAATGCTGAGTAGTTAAATACCACCCTTATCTTACCGGATTTAAAATCTTCTATAATATTCTCTCTTTTTTTCTTACTGGTTTCATTAGATACTACTGCTGTTATGTTACCCATTCTGGCATTCATAAATTCGCTTATCCTATTGCAGTTCTCTACTGAATCCATAGCTACTAAAATATGCTTGCGTTCGTTTAGTAGCTGCATTATGCGCTTATAAATAGTATTATTTAATCCTATCTTTACTATAGTAGCAGAAATAGAATTAGCAGTATATTCCGCTCCCGTACTATTTAATACCAATGCGCTGTTATCGAACTCCCATCTCTCATATTTGAGTTTTGACCAGAACCCTGCATCTACTAATTCTTTTATTTGAGTAACATGGACTATCTTTTGAAAATATCTGGGATCATCTTTTGTTAATATATTCAACTTAGAATAATTCCCTTCTACCATAGAACTATAGGTATGCAATTTGCAAGGGGTAGCTGTAAACCCTAATGTCTTTACATCACCTAATTCTTTCATGAATTTCATGAACTCAGATCCTTCTTCCGCAGAGTAAGAGGCATGAGCTTCATCTATTAGCAAAAATTTTATTCCTATCTGCTTTAATCTCTCTACATCTTTCTTCACGCTCTTTAAAGTAGCGAAAGTAAGTTCAGACAATTCTTTCACTCTACATGAAGCAGAATATATGGTAGGTGACATCCCAAAAGATATGGCCTTATTATAGTTTTGTTCCAATATCTCTTTAGATGGCTGAAGGATTAAAGTGGGCGCGTTTAGTCTTTTAACTATGTCCCCAATTATAACAGATTTACCACTATTGTGATGTACAAATAGTTGACCATCACAATATAAGTGGTTCCCGTCTACTTCAAACCCAAAATATTCTCCTTTACCTATATATTCTACACTAAACCCTGTAACTCTATTATTTTTTTTCTGCTTTCTTTCTTTCCCTTTTCTTATACCTACTTTTGTTGGAACAGTATCCAAATCACCAGTAATTAATATTCTGTAATATGTTTCTCCATTTACTATCTTTGGCTTACCTATCATTGCATATAATCCCAATGATCTACATAATGTTACAATTTGGTCTGCTAATACGAATGATTTAGAGCAATATTCATATGCATTTTTACTTCCATCATAATATGAATCTGTATCTAAAAGTCCAGCCAATAATTTAAGTCTATTCTCTTTATATGATGTTAAATACATTAATGGAATAAACTTATATCCAGCAGTACATTTAAAAACACCCAATCTTCTTAATTCATTTGTTATAGGATTACATCCTTTACATTTTTCTCCACTTAAAAAATATGATTTTGCTTTATTACTTGCTCCTTTCTTTTCCGATATTCTTATATATAAATTATACTCTTTTACAAATTCATACAAGTATTCAACTATTTCTTCTCTCATAGTTGTTATACTTATAGATCCATCAGCCGAACTACCATCGCCTAAATATATTCCTATAAAATATGGATCAAGTATTATCTCTCTATTATTCTTATCATAATTAACAATATTAGGCTTATATAATTTATGTAAATTCTTGTAATGTTTATTAGTATTTATATAATCCTTTACTGTTATATGATCTATTCTAGGTCTTTCGTTTGGAGAATCACCTTCTCTTGTTTTATATAACGACATGATGTGATCTCCGTTTACAACGAATGGATTGCCTTTTATTGGAATAATTCTATACATGTCATCTACACCTCTATGTAATTCAAGCACAGTTCTATTTGTACCATCATCGCCTATCAGCCTATCTCCTACACATATATCTTCCACCTTCTTTTTAGTGCCGTCCGCCATAGATATCAATTCTCCCTTCCCATGACATCCGGTTGGCGCGACTATTACCCCAGGCTTCTTTGACCTACCCAGCAGGTGCTTTACCCCTGCATCGGACGCTTCTTTTTGATATGGCCTTAAAGTGAACATAATAAATCATAAATTTCTTTTACTACTGCTTCTTCTTTATACCATTCTTTCATATATACATATTCATTAAATTTCTCTTTTATCATATTAACAGCCTCTTCTTTCTCCTTGTCTGTAAATAGATTAATGGTTATCGCCCCCATTGACAATGAATTAACTATATCTACTTTATTAAGTTGACACGGAGAATTTACAGACCAATTTATACCTATTGTTTCTATTATTAGTTTATCTTTTGATACAAGATAGTAATCAAACCTATCTTTTGCTATCACATAATAAGTTTTGGTATTAAAATCAAATATCTTAGAATCAAATACAGTTAATGTATATCTGTCTATCCTCTTTCCTTTATCTTGTTCAAAATTATGAATCAGTGCTTTTATTTCTTCTTCCATGATACTACTTTTTAGTTATTACTTAATTTTTAATGAATTTCTATAGGTTCATCCTCCCATGTTACTTTTCTACCCAAAAACCTTTCTATAGCTCCTTTAGGTAATACATAAGCATCTTTCATATCCTGATCATTTAAAACCCATTCTCCTTTCCTTTCAAGCCTTTCTGGTTTACCATAGAAACATAATTCTGTCCCATCTCTATCCACCGCTAACCATGCCATAATTTCTCTATCTATATTTAATTTATCTAATCTTCTCCAATGAGTTATTTTACCCGCTTTAGTTATCCATTTACCATTAAAAACAAATGCAATATCATATGTTCCTAAAGATCCTCTAACTATCACCTGTATTCTTTCAGGAGGTAAATCTTCTTTGCTTTTTATTGTTATCCAGTTCATATTTATGATTATTTCACTTCATATGATGAATACATTCCTTCTCCTACTTTCTCCATTATAGTTTCTCTCAACAAATCTGTATTATTAGCATATTCTTCGCTGAAAGAGTATTCTGTTTTATCTAACAAGAAACGAATTTGATTCGCCGATTCTTTGCTTAGTTTATTCATTGCGTCGAATTGGTCTAATACGCTTCCTTTCTCGTATTTGTTCAGTGTTTCCTTTATATCTGCCAGCATAAAATCAAAGCAGTCTGCCATCATAACAAGAGAGAATAAATTGATCATACTTCTTCTACGATCTTCTTCATTCATTTTCTTTACAGTATCCATAAAAGAAACTTGTGTTTTCTCAAAATTGCCAATAAAAGAGTTCCACGCTTCCTCTATTTTAGCTTGTGTTTGAATTGCCATTACATAATTCCCCATTCTTGTATATTTAGCTTTATCTTTCCTCATGGCAACAATAGAAGGATGTTCATCGAACATCTTCTTTATTTCTTTTAAATCTGAATATGTTTTCATTTCTTTCGTTTTTTAGATGGGTCCCAATTTGATGAATAAGGACATAAGTTTTTCTTATGTAGTCCAAAATCGCAATAATAGCATAATGCGCTAGGACAGGGCTTTTGATTTGCTAGTAGTTTATCTTTTAGTACTGCTTTTTGTCTCACATATCTGTCTCCTTTTTCTACATAAGCTGAAAAAGAATCTATAGCATTATTCTCAAAGTCATACATCTTTCCAAATACATCATTTAAGTCTTTTATGGCTTCATTTTTTCTGTTCTCATCTACTAGAACCTTTTGATATTGCCTTGTCCTTGTGAAGAAATAAACGCACATTTTGGGTAATCCATGACCATACTTTCTGTAGATGTAGAATGAATAGATTGGATGCTGTAGATTTGATTTAAGTTTTTTGTCAGCAAATACTTCTTTCCCTGATTTCCAATCTATCACATAATGAAAAATTTGATCTTTGTATTTTATAGCCAAATGCAAGTCAACGGAGCCAATTATATATACTTTGGTATGTACAACCCCATTTATCTCCACTGGCTTAGGCAGCTTATATGGAAGTACAAAATCTTCTTCTACTCCAACCACTTTTCCTCTTCTCAGTAATTGTTCGAAAGGATTAAGATCACTATCAGGTTTCTTGAATTTCCCAGATTCATCTTTTCCGAATAAATCAACTAACCATGCCAAAAGCTCTCCTGATTGCCTCATCGCTGTTAACATGCTTTCTGGAGATGAAAAAGGTATTTGCTCATTGTATGCAAAATAACTTATCGCTTGTCCTAAATCTTCTCCTTTTGGCAAACAGTGGTTGTTAAAGAAATATTCCAGAGTCTGATGAATAACCGTCCCATACGATGTAGCTTCCTGCTTCTCCGTTGACCGCATGCCCTCCACGTATGTTTTATACCATTTCATTGGACATGTCTGGAATGTATCTATCTGAGAATAAGAAACAGCCAATCTTTTATCTCCATTTATTTCTTTATATAGAAGATGTGTTTCTGGAACTTTCATTGTTTTTGTTTATAATCAAATAAAATATCCTCATTATCAACCCAGCTTCCATTAAGCTTTCCGTTTGGATGAAATATCATTTCAAAAACTACATCATCTGCAATTTTCTTTTGTTCATATAATTTTACAAGATTAGCACTTTCACTAACCATATCTACCATTTTGTATTTATATATTTCAACATAATAATAATATCCAAGCAATTGTTTTATGGGTTTAAATCTAGAATCTTTATCTATATACATCCATATATCATTAAGATAAACTTTATTCTTTTTTAGATATTCCATTTTTACATGATTACTCATAGATTTTTCATCATAATCCATTGTTTCACGAAAGATTATATTATCAATTCCTAGATTTTGGTAAAAATCAAGATATTTTATAATACTATCAATATCGTTTATACCTTCCTTTAATAATAAACAACTCATCCTTGGACGCAAATTATTCGCTTTTGCAAACATAGCAATACGAGCAATATCTTCGTTACTACAATATCCAATTTCGTATTGCATGATTTTCTTGTTAATATCTTCATCAAAATGCGCTTTACTAATATTAAGATGCTGAAAATGATTTTCTGTAATATGTTGTATAATAGGTTTACCATCAATTATATCAAACAAACCAGATCCATTTGTTGTTAGTGTTCTCTTTCTATATCCATACTTTTCAATAAGTTGCAATATAGGTACTAGCCTATGAGATTTCGTTGGTTCTCCTCCTGTAATTGATATCGAGGGATTCAGCGGTCTTAATCTTTCAAGCACTGAGTCTAGTCTATCAAAATATTCATCGTCAGATGTTATTCTGCCTTTTTTATACATTTGCCCTTTATTTTCAAATCTAAGTTGAGCCACGCAAAATTTACAGTTAGCATTGCAATAATCATCCGTGAAGATACTTAGATTCACATTTGAATATACTCTACTTTTCTTACCTTCAAAGTCAAAATCATTAAATGTATATTCATCAACATTAAAGCATTCTTGTCTTTTTTCTCGTATATTTTGAAATTTCAATGTGTTCATTATTATAATAATTTAGATTCGTGAATTGCTCTAGCTTTTAAATCATTCCCAAAATATTTACCATCAGATGCATAACAACCCCATGTATCATATATTTGATTAATATGCAAGTCTGGTAGATTTTTATCATTCATTGCTCTACCATAACAATTGAACAAATGGAAATTTGATATTCCATGTATCTTTTTGGGCATCTTATTTTTAAGTATCATCAACTCTTCATTGTTGTATCCTCGTACATTAATTTTGAATTTGATATTCTCAATAAATTCGCAAGCTGATATAATGTTTTGTAAATAGGCAACAAAAGAATGATTATGACTCTTTTCATACATCCTTTCCAAATAGATATTAAATGATGGTTTTATGGTTATTGTTTTTTTATTTCTAATGGCAATATCTGTAATTTTATCAATACACTTATCAAGTGTTAATGCGTTAGTATCAATAATAATTTCTTCTACCTTTCGTAATGTAGCAATATACTCCAGAAACAAGTATAATTGTGGATGTGTCGTTGGCTCTCCTCCCTCTAATTGAACAATTAGAGGCGATTGTTCAATCTCCCCTATAATATGATATAATGCATCAAACATCATAAATGTTTGTTTTTTATTGTCAGATGACATACAACAGAATGGACAACACACATCACAATGATTTGTAATGTTTATGTATATTTTTCTCATTTCTCCTCCTCCTCTTCTCTTTTAATATAACCAGCTATGAAGGCTTGTCTTAATTCATAGAAAAAAGTATGTTTTGACATACTTAATTGCTCCCAATCATAAGGATCTCCAAAATGTTCTTTAACATAATCTTTTGCCTTATCTTCTACGTTTTTCATATCTCTTATCTTTTACTTTATATTCTTCAGCATCTTTAGGATTCATAACAAACTCTAGGTAATTAGTTCGTTTCCTATGTTTGCCATCAATACCTCTTTTCCAATACTTCTCTCCATTAACAACTATATAGCTATTAACTTCTCTTTCTACTATTCCTTCACCCAGGATTTCTCCTGCTGATGAAACAACTTTAACTTTATCTCCTACTTTTAAGAAAGTAAGTCTCTTTTCTTTGATTGTTATCGTATTGTTTATCGCAAATTGTTCGTCTGTCATGATTACTTTAACTTAAATGTTTAAAAATATGTGCCAGAACATCAACCGTCCAACCGTCTCCGATCAACGATCCCCGCTTCGTTCGGCACGTCCCGGCTGTGTAGTTGTCTGGAAGGGTCTGTAATCTCTCTAATTCAATTGGAGAGAAAGGACGATGAGATCCATCTGGCATTTGTACCGCGCAATACTCTCTTCTGTATTTTGATACCCCTTTATAATATCTTTTTTGAATACAGAATGATTTTGTTAATTCAGGCCCATCAAATATATTTATTGCATGATCTACTCTATGCCTTTCTCTAACAACACCTTCTGTTTCTAATATAGATTGTACAAGAATATTCTTATCTTCAGGATAATCGCAATCCCAATTAAACCAATACAATCTTTTTCTGCTTTGAGCAGATACCAAAGCAGAATCAATCATCATCGGTTCTACTCCTAAATCTTCAGAAATTTTGTTCTTGTATTCATTTTTCATCCTTACGTTCTCTAATAAGAACTTTACATTAGGATTGAATTTCTTTATCATGTTAAGGATAAATCTATAGTAGTAATATAAAGATGATTTTTCTCCATCTAAACCTATTCTATTTCCACTCGAAGATACATTTTGGCACGGCGAACCCCCTATCACCAAATCAATATTCTTCCATTCTATATCCCATTTATCCCAATTTTTTACATCTCCTAATTGGATTATATTAGGATAATTCTTCTTTGATACTGCTATACTGTCCCCATTTATTTCGCTGGCATAGTATTTATCTACTTTTATCCCCGCTCTTTCCAGAGCTATCATGCCGCAGCTAATTCCGTCAAATAATGATAATATATTCATTCTTATAACTCTTTAAAGATAAGATCTATAAATTCTTTTGGTGTATCAATGTCATAAATTTCTTCGTCAGGTAGATATATGCCAAACTCTTTTTCCAAATCTATGACAAATCCAATAAAATCTAAATCATCAAACCCTAGATCATTATATAAATCGTCATCTTCATTAACTTCTTCTTTGATTGACCATTCATCAATTAAAGAAATCACTCTTTGTTTTATATTTTCTCTCAAATTTTCCATTCTCTTAATTTTTTTAGTAAGCATGTTTTTATACCAATTAATCTTTCTTTATCCTGCTTTGAATTTCCTGTAAACCAACAATCTTCATTTGATTTAGCTGGAGGATTAGGTAGTCTGGATACAGCAAACAACCATTTCATTAACGCATTTTGTGAGTCTTTGAAATAAACATCTGTGTTGAATCCATATTTTTTAGATATTATATCAAACAACTTTGAATCTTTTAGATTCATATGAACCGAAAATGCTGTTGATGGTGGTTTCCAGATAAAATTACATAAACTCAATGTATATTCTCCTGAATCCTGTATATATGATTTTGTTATGTCTATTATCAAACTCTTTTTGAAATTAGTATTGCACATAAACCAGGACAGTCTATTTTGGGCTTCTAGTCTGCTTACACCCATTTCTTTCCCATTACCTTCATAAACTAATACCATTTCATTCAAAGTCTCTAATATCTCGTCTGTGAGCCTTGGCGTTTCTATTAAACTAATAAACGAAGTCCCTTTATTAGTTAACCTCATGGAACCATTTTTAAGCTGCTCAATGAATCCTAGTTCATTGTATTTACTTAAATCATCTTCTGAAATTGATTGGATTATAACATCTTCTTTTTGGCGTATAGCCAATAAGTTGATTAAATCATCAGGGCTTAACCCTGATGAAACAAATTGTTCAAAATTTATATACATTGGGTTTGTTGTTTTTTTTTAGTTATCTACTTACTTCTATTTCACATTTAGGATTATCTTCACAAAAATTCTTGTATGCTATAATCCATTCAAGAAATGTATCATAATCTCCCCATCCATTTTCTGGGTTATATTGAATCAATTCTTTTCTGTTTTTTATCATTGAAATTATTCCTTCTGTTAAAGCTTTTGACATTATTGTTGTGTCAACTTTCTTACCCATCTCATCTGGTCTCCATATATAATTATATAGTGTCTGAAATCCAAATCCATCTATCACCACTGGTATAGCTCTTGCCATTTTCCCCATATTGTGTGTGATATTTGCATTCCAAAATTCATCTTCACATTCTTTGTTTTTAAATTTTATCGTAATATCTAGGCTCATGATGTTTAATTTTTATTGATTATACCCTTCTTTTATTATACTATTTCTAGCAGTAGATACAGATTGTCTAATGTCATCATGAATATCTTTCATGGTATTTAGCTTATTCCTCATAACATTAGTCATCTTAGTAAATTCTCTATAGTCTTCTAAAGCCGATTCGTATCTTGGATCAACTTTAGCTTTACGATCTGCCTCAGATAGGCTTTTAGCTTCTTCATTTTCAATAAGATCTTCTTTTATTCTGTCTAAAATAATATCTAACTGTTTTTTAGCTATATCTACATCAGCCCTTAGCTGTCCTTCTATATCACCTATGGCATCAGATACAGCCGAGGATTCTTTTTTTAGGCGATCATACTCGTTTATTAAACTCATATCTCCTTTAAGTCCTCTATATTCATCCACAATCCTAGATGCCTCTCTTATAAGATCCAAGCATCTTTTTTTCTGGTCTTTGTTTAAACGAATACCGATCTTATAGTCTTTATATATCTTGAATTTATCAGCTAATTTAGCAAGCATTATACGCTCTCTATTTCCTTCATAATTCTCTGATAACATTTCCACTATTTGTATCAGTAATTCATTTTCTTCATATGTTATTCTCATTGCTTTTCAATCATATGGTGAATCATCAAATTCCTCATCATTCTCTTCCAGGGTATAACTCCTTGGCTCCTGCGGTGGGCGCTCTGTGTTGATGTAACGCACCCCTCCTTCGCCATAGAGATACCCGAACCCCGGCATTACCTCTGGATATATCGTGTTTTCCAAAGATTCTATTCCTCCTTGTCTTGCTTTTAAGATATGATGAAACAAAAGTCCCTCTGTCCTAAAAGTAGTTTTTTTGTTTGCTGGCTTAAACCTATCTAAGTTACCATACCATGTAGCCGGAAAACTCATATATTCTTCATATCCCATTCTCCTAGGATTTGTTAATCCTACCATAATAGAACATAATTGACCAAGTTCGTCAGATTGATAAAAATCACTCATTCTAGGAGCATGCTCTTTTGGTGATCTTCTTCCTTCTATATCTCTATTAAATTGGGATATAACCAAAAAGAATACATTCCAATAAGCTAATTTCAATTCGTTTATAGTAGCCACAAAATCATCCATAGCCCTTTTAGGATCTCCACCCATTTTTTTAATTAAAGCTATGTGATCTATTTTTACTATAATCAATTTCTTTTTACTGTTCTTGCTCAATATGTGTATCATAGCCCTGTTAAAATCAGCTACGCTACATGGTTTAGGAATATATACAATATTATTTCTTTTTTCTTGCTCTAAAATCTCTTTAATCTTAGTTTCTTCTACCGAAGTAGGAGTATCATAGAAATGTCTGATAGGTTTCCCCATCTTCCTACTAAGAACCCTAGTAACTAAATCCATAGGATTCATTTCAAACTCACAATTAACAAGGAGATAATCGCTTGCTTGTGGATTAATCAAAGGATTAAGTAAATTACCTGTTATGATTTGTCCTACATAAGACTTACCAACCCCAGGTCTAGCGCCTATAGCTATAGCGTTTTGAGGGAAGGCTCCTCCCATCATAGCTTCATCCAAATAAGAATAACCTGTTTTGGCAGGTATAAACTCTTTTTTTTGGTATTTCTGTATCTGGTAATAAGCCTCCTCTATAAGCTCTTTAGATGTCTTGAATATATATCTAATATCATCCCCTTGCATTCTTATCCCCTTTCGTATCTGATTTAGAACCTCTATTGCTCTTAACCGATTTGTACCTAAGTCCAGAAGAAGTATGGCATAAGTCTTTGCCCTTACGATAGCTTTTACCTTTAGCTTTGTCGGTTGCATAGTTCTTACGCCCTAATTCTCTACGCTTTGCTTTTTGCTCTGGCCTTTCATTTATCTCTTTATCCTTTTTCGCTTTCTTACGTCTAGCTTCAGGATGCGTTCTGTAATATTCTGTCGATCTTCCCATTTTTGCCGAAATTAAGTTTCTCAGCAAAGATAGCAAATCAACTCTCAACCTTCAACTTTACACCAAACAGTTTACAATAATGCCGGTAATGAGCTTCTTCGATAGGGATATCTTCATCATATCTGGTTGCTGTATTGATAAAATGTTTATAGCATGCCGGACAATACCACCTGTTTAATACAGCCACATAATATCCTACAGAAGACGGACCGTTGCAGTAGTCGCATATGCCTAAGCTACCACATTTATCAACCATTTCTTGTCTACTTATTTCCAATACAAGAAATCCTTTATGATTTTCTATTGTTCTTGCCATGTTTTTCTTGTTTTATGGATTCCACTTATCTTTTTCCCTTTATATTCTGTTTTAATTACGTTACAATACTCATTATATCTTCCCCATGATTTAGCCAAATATGCTTCTGTTTTTAAAAGTGAAGCTATTTTTGCTACGCTTCCAGGTACACTATACATCATATAGTCTATTATTATTATTTTGTAATTTTCCATTTATGGTAAGAATGTTATGATTGCCGCTTTGTCCCAATTTTTAGATTCAAGAAGAGATATATCGTTAGACATAGATATTTTAAAATTCCCGTTTTCATCGTAAAGGAGTTCGCAAGCTTTTCGCTCCTTTTCTGGTTCCAATCCACTGTTTATAAAACATTTGTTCAAATGAGAATAATCTCCTTCTATTATAGAAAAAAACAAATCTTCTTCTATAGAACTGTAAATAATAATTGTTTTCATTTTTATACTATCTTTAATTTACGATTGATTTATAAAGCCCATGCTTTTAAACATGGGATCAAATTCTTTTTTGATCATCAATATATTTTTTAATAACACTCTCTGATATATGCCCTATTGTCTCTACATAAAATGATCTTGTCCATAATGTTGGAAGCCTTGTTCTTAATAATTCAAACTCATTCCTTAACACAGACGAAGTATATCCTTTTAATTGAGATACAATATGAGATATAGAATCAGATGGTGTTGCTTTTATAAACAAATGTAGATGATCAGGCATTATCTCTATATTCTCTATAGACCATCCATTCTCGTTAGATTTTTGAATAACAAGATCTTTTAACCTTGATTCTATATCACCTGTCAACACATTTCTACGATATTTAGAACACCATATTATATGATACCCTATGTTATATACACTACTTTTATTCGTCTTCCATCTTTTATCCATTGTTTTTTTCTTGCAAATATAACAATATATTATTATATTTGTGTCGTAAATATAATTAAAATGATTTCATACAAGTACAACATATATCGTTCTAATAAAACGAAGTATCTTGACAAGATGCTTCGCTAATGTTGTTTTGTATGGAATCACGCCCTTGCTTTACAACGTAGATTCTACAAACTGTTTGGAAAATATATTCCTGTTGGTAAAATGAAGTCACATTTTTCCAAACGTATTAAAAGGAATTTACTTCATTCGCAAACCACACAAGAAATTATTGAACGGCTTGATGCATCCTACAAAAGATTCTTCAAAAAGCTGGCAAAACGACCT